AGTCTTGTTAAACTTGATCATGTTTAAGTGATCGTCATTCTTTACAAAGTTGATGGCGGCTTCGATGTGAGCATAAAAAATGTTAGCATGTTCATTCTTATCCATCGAACCTTGATACATGACGTTCAGTGAACCAGAAGTATCGGGTAAAGCACCGAGGTTGGGATGTACACAGACTAGACCGGCAGTCATTGCTTCAAGCATAGCCCTACAGCTAGTCTCTACCCAAGTAGACGGGTAAGCAAAGATATGACATTCATTTAACGTGGATCGTAGAACATCGTTTGGTACGAACCCATGATAAGTCATCTGTGGATGATTACGAATCTCATCGTAAAGTGGCTCGAACTGCTTATCAGCATCTTCCCACCCGTAGATCTTGAAGCTAGAGAACACATCTAAATGAATATTAGGATACTTTTCTGCCAGATGTTTGAATACTGGAACAAGAATATCTAGACCACGTTGTGGCGTTGATGTATAGACTAGACGGATCTTGTCTTTACTCTTCGTCGTTTCTGGCGCTATGTCGATCCCAGACTCAAGAACGATACTCTTAGTGTCATACGGGATACCGTGTACTAGATGGTACTGGCTCATCTGCCAGTTAGAGATGAATACAAACTTATGAAACTTGTCTCTGAAAGAAGAGTCACGAAACTTAGTGGACTCAGAATCAGTAGCCAAATCATGTGCCCAGAACAAACGGATCTTAGATTCATCAAGCTCTCTAGGCCTGGAGCAAATGACTTGAAAGTCATCTAATAGACTAGGATCTAGAATAGCTGCTAGCTTTCTCTTAGCTAGCTCAGTGCCACCAAACGCGTTCTTTGATACTTCGTTTTCTTCAAACATACTCATTAAATGGTGTATCCTGACTTGATAGCGTCGTCTCTAAACATCTTGACAGTCTCAAGTGAATAGTCAGTCAAGTTCTTATCTAGAGTTGATAGCTTTTTGATGATGTCTGGTGTCATTGTAATAATATTACATCCAGAGAGTTGTGCCTCTACATAATTGTATACTTGTCGAGTTGATGCCCAGAGGAATTTTACATTTGGGTTACGAGACATACCAGAAGCAAGTAACTTATTAAGTTTAACACACTCTGAAACGACTACGCCAGCATTCTTACCAGCATCAGCAATTCGTCCGGCAAAGATCGAAATGATGCTTGGTACTTGACTAGAACCAATAGCATCTAGAACATGCATGGTCTGATTTGGTGTGAATACAGCCGTGACGTTTACACTCACACCCTTGGACAGCAGGGTCTTGATAACGTTACTAGTCAGTTCACCGTTAGTATAAGTGACTGGAATCTTTACATACACTTGATACCCATGGTTGTCACCAATGTCACTGAGCTTCAATGCTTGTTGAATCATTTCATCTTCGTCATCGGAGAATACTTCTAGACTGATGTTGGTATCTGGTCGATACTCTTTTAAGTAAGCTATAGCATTATCACAGAAACCCATGTAGTCAATGACGCCGGCTGCTCGCATCAGACTTGGGTTCGTCGTAAAACCCTTAATCTTATTATTCTTTGAAGCTTCAACGATGCCATCCATCGCGGCTCCATCGGCATAGATATCAATCATAATACATCCTCAATTAATTTAGTTGCTTGTGTTATATCACTTACGTAATAAGTCGGAGTCACGTGTATCCACTCGTTTGGGCTCTTGTACTCGTTGTATGAACAATATATCGTCTTTAAGCCACTCTTGTAGCCAGCGACTATGTCTTTCCAGGTATCACCCACTAATACACACTCGTCTCTATTTAATTCGTACTTTTTGATGAAGTGTTCTATCATACCGTTGTTTGGCTTATAAAATTCTGTGCCTCGTTGTTCTGCACAGTATACGTCATCTATATCTAGATAATATAATATATCTTTAAATATGTCAAACGTTTCTCGAGACATCTTTCCGTCCAAAACATCTGGCTGATTCGTAATGACTATCACTCTCTTACCAAAGTTTTTAAACTTACGAATAGATTGAATAGCACCAGACATAAACGCGAATTCTTCGATCTTCCAGGGAGCAGTCATCTTTCCGTCATGATTGACTAAGTGATTGATGACTCCGTCCCTGTCTAAGAATACAGTCTTTACCACGTCGTCTTTTTTATTTGAAGATCTGGGTGAGAAACAATACAATGCCAGACTACAGCCTGAAACGCTTCACTGATCGGCGTCAGTAGAGTTTGGTCTGACACTGGGATGACGCAACAAGCGTCAGAATGCATAGCAGCATAACCATCTGGCTTACCGACTATACTGATTACCGCAGCACCGACGTCATGTGCTAGATCGATAGCTTTGATGAGATTGACTGAAATGTTTCGTTCTTGGCTGCCACCACCGACGGATAGGACGAACACACAGTCAAACTCGTTCAACTTTGAAGTAGAAAGCCATCGTTCAAAGAAGTACTCCCACCCCTCGTCGTTGACTCGTGCTGTCAGTTCAGACACGTTATCTACTGGGCTATAAGCTTCGACGTCACAAAGCTTACGAAGGTCATTGACCATGTGTGAAGCATTAGCCGCAGAACCACCGACACCCAGGATGAAGACTCGACCATCGTTTTCTCTTACTTGCTTCAAGTATTGCGCAATAGTCTCGACGTCAGTCTTTGATACGTTGTTAGTGGTGAAGCTTACTTCATCAAAGTAGTGATCAACGAATGACATTAGGAAACCCTCACGTATGAAGCTTTTACGTTACCCTTTTCTAATACCTTGAACCCTTGTGCGTAGATCATATTTTCGAATCGTTCATGATCATACATCCAAATGTCATCAGCCACAAACACTGTTCCTAAAGTCGAACGATCTAAAAAGAACTTAGTCTCAAGATCTACTGCTTCGTTGTGGTGAGGTCCATCAAAGAACACGAAAGCGTATGTGTTCTCATACTTCTTGAAATCGTTATAGACTGGAACACCATCACTGAAACGATTAAAGAACTCGGAGTCTTCCATACAGAAGAATGAGAAGTTCAACCCCTTATTGTAAGCATAATAATAGAGTGACGGGATGACACGGTTGCGCATACCATTGTCGTAGTCAAACCTGAGTGGCTTCGTGATCTCTTTCGAGAGCGGATCACCCTCGATAGTCACACCCGGGACGTGATGAGTGATGTTCATATTAGTGCATTCGATCTCGATGTTACCATAAGGATCGATACAGAACATAGAACGACCGGTGTCCTGGTTCATCGCCAGTGTATCGATGATGATCTTGGCGGAGCCACCACGACGTGTGCCGATCTCGACTACGGCACCGGGGACACCCTTACATTGCAATACGGCTCGTTGCAGGATGTCGTACTCTTGACTATCAGTACTGAATACTTCTTCGTCACTAAACCTAATGATTCCCATTATGTAATGTCCTTTAGTCTGTTTCTTAGTTCTGTCGAACTGTAGTGGTGATAACGGGGGATGTATACTATCCCGATGTTTAGCGAGTCACATATTTGATGCCCGGTGAGTTCTTGACCCTCGTACTCAGATCCTACAAAACGTCGGTTGATAGCTAGAGTAGCCATCATGTTTTCTAAGTCTAGTTCAGTGTCATATGGGACTATGTAATCAGCATATACTTTCAATTGTGTGTAGCGTTCATACATGCTTTGAATAGGCTTATTCTTCCAGTCACGATCGAGTCGTGGATTTGATTGTAAACCAACGACTAGCTCGTCACATTGTTTACTACACTCTGTCAAGAAATGTATGTGTCCTGGGTGCAGTAAATCAAATGCGCCACAGGTGAAACCAATCACTTTATTCATAATATATTATCTTTAGATCGCTGGCGCTTGACGCTCGAAATAGTTTTCATTGATTGCTATAGCACCAAAGTATTGTTTAACAAGCTTAACAACGGCTTCAGTATCATACAGCTTACAAGAAAATACATCAAGATACATGGTGTCGTTTTCGTCGACGAAATGAGCACAGATGTTGCTTGTTTCAATTAACTGCACAAGTGTATACCCGGCTTTGTCACCTGAACCAAATTTAATGATCTGTGGTTCACCATAAGCGACCATGTCAATGTCTTTAACGAGATGCTTCGCGAAAGCATAAATTATTGTTGAATCGGTGATCTTGTCATGATCACATCCAGAACAATCAAGAGCTAAATGATAACCCCAGTAAGATGGCATATTTAATTATTTCCTTTTTTGAATAACGCGTTCAATATCATTGGTGAAGATTCCATTTTCTTGATTATCTTCACTGATCTTTTTTAGCTCTTCCATAGTCACTACGCGATTTGAAAAATCCATTTCACCCAGATGATGCTGAGATAGTTCTTCAAAATCAGTAGTCTCATGGTTTATAATCCAATGATCAAGAGCGTGAGAGATTGGTTCATCATCACCAATCTCTACAACGTACTGATGTTTGAATTGTGAGATAGTCTCAATAAGTACTAGCTTTGGCATTAGAGAGTCTCTACACCTTGACAATAAGTGACTGAATCAATACGAAAAGAACGCCAGCCACCAGCAGTCAAATCCCAACAAGCTATGACATTGGGATTTTGTTGATGAAAATCTTTTTCTTCAGCTTTTTCTGAACGGTATGACTCCGGAAGAAATTTTTCCATGAGGGTAGCTCGCATTACTCGAGCGTCACCATTCACTTTAGTGAAGTGAACTTCAATAACATTTGACCGAAGCTCACGAAGTAGAGTATCACGAGTATACATAATATATAGATCCTTTATTCTGTCAGAAGATTTTGTCGCAGGTCAGACTCAAGCAGCTTAGTAGCAAGTTCACTATAACCACCAATGAAAAATCCGTCAACCACTACTACTGGATAAGTACGTGCAGATGCGTACTTTTCAGTGAGTATTGTACTGGTGAAGTCTCTATCAAGATGATACTCATTGTAAGAGATCTTACGTGACTCTAGCAACCTTTTAGTCATAGAACAATACGTGCAACCGTCTTTAGTGTAAATTTCCACGAACATCTTCTTTTCCCTCAACTTCTGGTAACTTTGCTTCCCAATATTTACTTACGTCTTCTTTTTTCTTTGGATCAAGCCCCATGTCGACCATCTCATCGATGATCATTTGCTCGAGGTTACCGTAGATCATCACATAATTGCTTCTGAGGCTGAAGCACGAAGAACAACGTAGATCTCATGAGCATTACTGAGACTGGCAAAGTATTGATTATACTTTTGAATAGCGTGATCTACGTTCATGGCATAAACGATACGATTCTGTTCAGCTTGTACTGGTTGACGCCCAGGCTGCAGAGGACGAAGCTGAACCAAACCCTCTACTAGAAAAAGTTTAGAAGAAGTGTCATGAGTCGTATCGTCGTTATTTTCACTGAAGTACGTCGGTGTAACTGTCACACTCTGTTCACTTACTTCACGCCATGCAGGAGTCATGCCTTGATCTTGTAGTTCATTTTCATAGTTAAAGACTTTAGGTTCATTCATATCATTAGGTTCCATGTTTTTAGGTTTATTTTTAGCACCAGGTGGTCTACCCATTATATATCTCCTCAACTCACTAAACAAGTTCATGTCTTGAACTTAATTATCTCGACTTTCAATCTTTTTACACCCTTGTCTTTTATACCAAGACGAACAGCACATCCCAGACTCAAGTCAAAATCGCGACCTCTAATAAAAGGTCCGCGATCATTTACTCTAGCCACCACTCTCTTGTTGGTTTCTGGGTCAGTAAATCTTACCCAAGTACCAAATGGCAAACTCTTGTGTGCTACTGTGTATAGGTTAGGATTAAACTTCTCTCCGTTAGCTGTCTTTCGACCGTGTTTGTACCAAGATACTCGCGCTTCATATGTCTTTACGATCTTGATAGCGTCGGCCGTGCGTTCGTGAGACTTTGCCTCAAAACTAATAAGAGACAAGAGTAGCACGAGCGCACAATACAGGCGCTTCTTCACCGTTTTTACTCCTCTTTTGTTTTTTACTCTAAGCGGCTATAATATCTTTCAATCTATCTGCACAGATAGAAGCCGCAAAAGCTCTGGGTTTAATCATTGGAGTCATGTTACACGCTCCTCTGATGTAACCTATAGCCTGATTGACTACACATGATGATCCGTAACGTTCTGATGGATTTACATCTAAGTGGAGCTCGCAATACCTATCAGCTATTGAAGTCTCAAGCTTAGTATACATGTCATGTACTAGATACACTTCATTCATTAATCTGATAGATGGTTTATTTATCTTTGTGTCAAAGTCTTTTTTTCTAGTAACTTCACCGAATACTTTGCAGCCGTGTTTTCCATCCTTGTGAATTATCACAGCTACACAGTAATCAGCGTACCAAACTCCTTTATTCATGAATCGTTCGGAGTCTGAACCGATGTAGATCTTCGATGATGCTGAAGAAGCTTCAATGAATCTTTTTACTTCATCTAGATCAAACTTAGTCATGATACTACTTCTTTCTATTCAGGCGTCTTTTTTTACGCTTACTTGAACCAATCTTTCGACGACCTTTGCCGCTACTACTCTTGTGTGCCCATGGCATGATTTATCTCCTTTGTCACTATAATCTACTTATTTAGAAAAGTCAACCTTTTTTAGGTGATCTTTTCTCACACGAGCCATAATCCATGAGTTGTAGTACTCATCTGATTCTAGGACTCCAGCTAGGACTTGCTCTTTTAACTCGAAGTATGATAACTCACCCTTGCTCTTGCAAAAGAGCAATACTTCTCTCTTAAAATTAGCTTCGCCGAGTCGCTTTACGTCTTCTTTGAGTTCATCATTAGAACCCCAGTAAGTCCTCCAGTCTGATTCGACTAGACTTTTCTTTTTCTTTCCCTTAATCGTCTTTGTTTTCTTGAATTTTAATAACTTTTTGCCGATGTATTTCTTATTAGAAATTAAGTTAGTTATCAAGTAAACAAACCCAATGTATTCACTCAAATCATTAGGTACATCTGCACCCTTGTAAGACCATATCATATAGGGGAATCTCCTTTCCCCTATACTTATATGTCATCTTATCTGAAGTTTTCTCTACCACCATCGTCCCATAATTCTTCTTCGTCATCGGGTAGTTGGTCTTCGATGTCATACACGTCGATCAATACTTTATCTAGTGTGTCAGATACACCCATCAGACTTTCTAGTTCACTAGCGTCATAGTCCTCAAAAGTCGAAATCATTTCATAATAGATATTAGTCTTAGTTTGCTCGTCATGAACGTGACGCTCAATTATAGCTACTAGTTCTTCAAATAATTCTACTCCAGTACTCCAAGCCATAAATTATTCTCCTATAGTGTTAAACTCTTGAGTGAGTCTGTTGATACATCATTTTTTACAGACCCGATGATGTAGCTAGTTATCTGTGTTTCTTGGGGAGCGACTTGTACTTCGCTCCCCGAGATCCATTTAGTAGTCCATGGTAGAGGATTAGAACCAGTCTTGTATTGAGTTGGCAACCCTACACCCACAAGTCGTCTATTGGTGATCCATTCTACATATTCATTTAATAGAACTTCATTTAAGCCAATCATTGATCCGTTTTTAAATAGATATTTTGCCCATGCTTTTTCTTGGTTTGCCGCATCAACAAACATTTTGATACATTCGTCCTTAGTATTTTCTTTAATTTTTGCAAAATCCGGGTCATCCTGAGGTAAAATTTTGAGTAGTTGTTGTGTACCTGCTAGATGTAGATTTTCGTCACGACAGATCAGTTTGATGATCTTAGCGTTACCCTCCATTTTCTTTAATTCTGCAAACGCCCACGAACATGCAAAACTAACATAAAAACGAATGCCCTCAAGGATATTTACCGACATGAGTGCTAGCCATAGAGCTCGTTTATGACTATAACAATGGTCACTATCATAGTGAATATTGCTTAAAA